GGCGTACTAATCTTGGGTAAAGGCATAATCTATGCAATTCAGTATATTATATATAGGGGTCTTATCCGAAGGTTTCACTGAGGAATTGTAATCTACCATCATCCAGTACTCTTCCAAAGTCACCCATTAACTCAGAATTAGTCAAACGTGAGTAGTAATTATTAAATTCTGGGTTACCAGATGAACGACGACCTCTACCAGAAATTGCTTCTGCCTTACTCCTAAGTTCAGTAATAAAATACCTTGTATAAGTCATTGATACTGTAGTCTTAAGCAATCCATTACCCTCAAATGAGACTGGTGATGAACTTATTGATTTGGGATATGCATCCACAAATTCATATTCCAATAACTTACTATTAGGTGCATAAGCACCTCCCATATCCTTCTCAAATTTTACAATCCACAATTTAGTACGATAACTATTTGGATACTGTGCCCTGTTAGTAACTTTTGCAGATGATAAATCTTGACCTGCTTCTCCAGTTATAAACTTCATCCATCCATCAAAAAACCTAATTTGATTATAATCACTATCTTGAGTAACTAAAAAAGTAAGATCAATTGATTCATCATACATCTTTCTATAGGCATGTCTCTCGGTTACACCCATAAAATCATTTTGTTGCTCAAATGTAGCAATGCTAGATCCAGGTAATGATGCTTCAGTACAAGTTAGGGTTAATAACTCCCCATCATAATTAGATGACACCCCACCAAAACTAGGCACAGGAAAAACCACAGAATAATATGCTGATAGAGAAGGATTTAATATCCTACTCTTCAGTTTATTCATCGTGGTAGCAGGATGTAATGGTCTGTTTTGTGCTCCCATCTAAATATTATTAATAGTCTATTAATAGATATTTATACTAGATGAACGAGAGTATTAAAAGTAAATACAAACCTCGGAATCCTCGTAAGTACAAAGGCAACCCAAATAATATAATTTGCCGAAGTAATTGGGAGAAAAAATTCTGTAAATGGTGTGATACAAATGAGAATATTCTTCTATGGGCAAGTGAAGAATTCTCGATACCCTACGTATCACCGTTAGATAGACGTGTTCATCAGTATTACCCAGACTTCCTTATTAAAGTACAAGAAGGTGGTGGTGCAATAAGAGATTATGTAATAGAAGTAAAACCCAAAAGACAGTGTATTCCACCCAAAAGAAAATCAAAAGTAACTAAATCATATATCTACGAAGCAAAAACATATGAAGTCAATAAAGCAAAATGGAGAGCAGCAGAAGACTGGTGTAAAGATAGAAGACTAATATTTAAAGTTATAACAGAAGACGAACTAGGGATAAAATATAAAAAATGACTCTATTCCAAGAAATAAATCAACAAATGGGTGAAGAAGATGGTAAATCACCATTCTTCTATAGAAGAGCATTTATGGGTCTAGTTACATCATACAAAAACAATCCCCGTAAATTCATCATGGATGAAAAGAAGGATCGTGACGGGAATGATGAGAATCTTCTCAGAAAAATTCCAAAGATAGGTCATCTAATGATGTTCCAATATGAAACAAAGGCAAAAAATATTGATAAATTTGACGCATTCCCTCTGGTATATGTAATAGAAGTCAAAGGAGATGGGTTTACGGGATGCAATCTACATTATATACATCCACAAAAGCGAGAATTAGTAGTAGAAAATCTAATGGATGATAGATTAAATCTACCTTATAACTCCGTGTCTAAATATAATATGAATAGTGTAGGTCCATTACTAGATATTGCGAAGAGTGAATGGGCAAATGCAGCAAATCTTCCCATAGAAGAATTTGTATCTATAAAGGATGGTAAACCAAAAAGACTTTTAAATGCTTCTGTCTGGAAAGAGACCAACAAAACATTTAGAGACATGCTTAGAGGTGTGCGAAGATATCAAGGATATGGTAAAAATGAATCAGACTTTAGGTAATGGCTAAAGAAAAGGCAAAAGTTACAACTGGATTGGATGGAAGGGATAATTATCAATCTCCTCAATTCCAAGTAAAATACCAAAAACCTGCTGGTACATTTACTAGAGGTGGTCAAACACGTACTCGCTTTGAAAATGCTAGTGCAAAACTTGTTCTGCAATTCGATCCCGTAACAAAAACATCTGTTCTTGTAAACCAAAGATTAGATGCAAATGGAGCACCCCTACCACTTGTTGAGTCAGATAAAGTAGCATCTATTGGTATGGATGGGAAATGGACAGATATAGACACAGCAAACTTCCCAGGTCTTGATAAAGAATTACAAAATAAAAATTCTAGAGTTAATAAAGATATAGACAAACAAATTATTGATACCTACCAAGAAGGATATACAGAACAATTTGGAACTGCACCTGATAGAACAACAACTGAAGAAGGTATAGGTAGAGCAGGAGAAAAAAGATTCCAAGCAGCAGCAATACCACAATCCGCAAATACTGGTGCGAAACAAGAATACGCAATACCACGAGAGAGAGGTGGTCAAGGTGGTACTGATGGTGTAGATGCAGTACTAGAAGAAAGATCTCAAGGTGATTTAAATAAATTTAAAGGTATACCTGCTAAACCTATAGGTAAAGAAGGTGCTGATATAAGATATCCAGACGGGAATGTAACAGGTGATTTTATTAGATTTGGTGCTATAGAATATAAATCCAAATCTGGAGGTGGTGGTGAAGGTGGTGATGGCACAACCTTTAGTGCTGGTGGTAGTAGATGGAATGATGCCAATGGTAGAAAACTGAAAATAATAGGAAGTACTGTATCACTACCTATTCAATCTGGTATCTCAGATTCAGTATCTGTTGGTTGGAATGAAGATACTATGAATCCAATACAAGCTGCTGGTATGGGATTAGGTCAAGCATTAATGGAAGGTGATAAACTTGCAGAATCAGCAGCAGGAATGGCAGAGGATCTTGGTAATGCTTCTGATGAGATGAAAACTCTTATTAGTAATGCAATGGTTGGTAAAGCAGTTGGATCTAATGTTCTAAGCAGGATGACTGGTGGAATAATGAACCCTAACTTAGAGTTACTATTCCAAGCACCCCAATTAAGACCATTTAACTTCTCCTTTAGAATGACTCCTAGAGATGTAGATGAAGCAAAAAAGGTCAAAAAAATTATAAGGTTTTTTAAACAAAATATGACTCCTCAAAGATCAGAGGCAGATCTATTCCTAAAAGCACCAAATGTATTCCAAATTGAATACCTACATAATGGTAATCCTCATCCAGGATTAAATAGAATAAAGAGTCCATGTGCATTACAATCATGTAATGTTGACTATACATCTGAAGGAACTTATATGACATTCCCAGATGGAACTATGGTTTCATATGTAATGAATCTCTCCTTCATGGAGTTAGAACCAATATATGCAGATGAATATGATGAAGTCGATTCAACTCAAGAACTAATAGGTTATTAAACAATGCCATCATATTTTAGACATTTACCAGAAATACAATATATTAGCAGAGATCCAAAATATGGAACTGCTCTGGATGACTATGTTATTATAAAAAACCTATTTAAAAGAGGTAAACTAAGATCAGATATATTTGAAAATCTTAGTTATTTTGAAAAATATACTATTCAAGGTGATGATAGACCAGATGTAGTTGCTGCTAGAATTTATGGAGATTCAAGTTTAGATTGGGTAGTTCTACAATCAAATAACATACTTAACATGTATGATGAGTGGCCAAAAACTCAACAAGCATTTGACAAATTCTGTATAGACAAGTATGAGACCTATGAAAATCTATATGGTGGAATACATCACTATGAAACTGTAGAACATACAGACACAGAAGGTGTTGTAATTATTCCAGAAGGAAAAACAGTTACTAAAGGATTCTATGATGCTCCAGAATATACTATAGAACTAGACAAAAATATATCACTACCTACAATTATTCCAGGAACCTATGCAGAAGGAACTGCTCAAGTTGGTGGTGTTGAAGGAAAAATAACAGCATTAACAGTAACAAATCAAGGTATTGGTTATACTTCTATTGGAGGGGTCACTATAAGTGCTCCTGGTGCAGCAACCACTGCAACTGCAACTTGTGTATTAAATACACCTCCAGATGATATGGAGGTTGGACAAGTAACAATTATAAATTCTGGTGAAGCATATACATATCAACCTGGCGTAACATTTAGCGATCCAAAAGAAACTGTAGCGGGCATTCTAACATGTACTGTTGGTGTTGGAACTACTAATAGCGGGCAAATTTCACAAGTCATAGTCTCTAATCCAGGAGACGGATACAACTTCACACCAACAATAACAATTGATCCACCACCAGATCCTATAGGTAATGCAATATACGTTGGGATAGGAACCTATGTACTTGCTGAAGGATTTGAAGGTATGCATATCAATCCAACTGGAACCAAATTCTTTACATGTCATGGTTCTCTTGGTTATACCGTTGGTGAAATACGTGAATATACTATGTCTACTCCTTGGGATGCAATGACTGCCATTGAAACCAATATTAAAATTATGAACCAAGGTAGTCTACAATTTACATATTGTACTGGTATAGACTTTAGACCAGACGGTCAAACAATGTACCTCTGTGGTCTAACAAATTCTGGATTTAAAATAGCACAATATTCATTAGCAACTGCATGGGATATTAGTTCTACAATGACCTATATTGGTAGTGTTACAACAGTAAGTCCATCTAGTGTAAGATTCCAAGATAATGGAAAAAATGTATTCATCATGGATACAACAAATCCAGATACAGTTAGAAAGCATGAACTAATAACTCCATGGCTTATATCATCTATGGTATCTACAGCATCACAATCTGTAGATATTAATAATATTGTTGGTGGAGAAAACAACGTATATGCTATTAACTTTAAAGATGATGGATCAGAATTATATGTAAGTGGATTAGATAATTCCTCAGTATACTTTATAGGTTTAGGAACTAATTGGAACCTTGATAGTTTGACTCTAAAAGGAACTTTAGACGTATCCAGTAGGGATAGTAGACCTTTAGACTCATTCACAAATCCAGGTAGAACTAGATTTATAGTTCCTGGTGGAACTGGTAGAAGGATCTACACATATAATATGGATCTTACAGCAACAGCAACTATAACTATTAGCAATGAGCAACTTAATATTACTGCCATATCATCACCAGGTGGAGCATATGATCCTGCTAATCCACCAAATATTACCGTCCAACCACCTACACCACATAGAAAAGCAGTTGGATATACCATAATTAACAATGGTAAGGTAACAGGTATTGTATTGACTGATAGAGGTTATAATTATAGATCTGCACCTGATATTATTATTGACCCTCCACTAGATCCAGTAACAGCAACTGCAACTGTTAAAACTGAGAATGGTAAAGTTATTGAAATCTTTATTGGTAATCCAGGTAAAGGATATTATGATCCACCAACCTTACAATTCAGTGAACCAGGACCACTCTATATCCCCGTAAAAGATGAAGTGTTTGAGAGAGATGGTCAAGAATGGAGATTTGATGGTTATAATTGGAAGAAAAGATTATCTTATGGAACAATCTACAACGATCCAAATATTGAGTCTCTAGTAGAAAAAAGTGGTAAAGATACCTCAAGACCAATCACTAATATTGAATATGAACAAATGGTAGAGGATAAAAAGAGAGAGATATTCGTACTTAAACCAAGATATCTATCCATTATCTTAGATGATATTGAAAGAATGATGGAATATAAAAAAGGTTCCACTCAGTTTGTGAGTAGAACCCTTAAGAAGGCAGATAACCCTCGATTATATGAATAAGTTAACTCTCAGCAAGTTTCTGGAAGTAACTCATAGCATCATCATCTTCCTCTGTTGAGGCAGGAGCTGCTGCTACAGCAACCTTCTCTTCCTTGCGAGAACTAAAGTCTGGCTTATAAGAACCACGAGGTTCATCATCACCTGCTTCTTCATCCAATACTGGACGTGAGGCAGGTTTTTTAACGCCTAGAACATAGTCTAAACGCTTCTTTAGATCCTCATATGATTTAAACTGATCGGCAGCAACTAGTGCTTGAAGGGAATATTCCTTCTTCCAAATTGCTTCCATTGCATCATCATCTTCAAGAAGAGGAGCTGCAGGAGCAAACTCAGATTTGTCATAATTCCAATATCCATCCACTTTGCGGATTTTCAATTTGAAATCAGCACCTTGCCAAAAATCAAATGGATTGATTGGAGTTTCATCTTCAAACTCAGGTTGCATTGCTGCCATGATCTTATCAAAGATCTTAGCACCAAACTTATAAAGCTTTACTTGTCCTTCATTTGCAGGATTTGTAGGATCTTTTACAACATAGATGTTTGCGTAGTAAGAGAGCTTACGCTTCTGCTTACGTACTGTCGTCTTGTCGTCCTCATTACCACTATTCCACAACTCTCTGTTGTGCTCAGATACTGGATCTTTACCACCAATGGTAGTTAAAGAATTCTCAATATACC